GAGTACAACCAGACCGCCTTCCTGGCCTTCATGTCGTTCGACGGTGGCTTGGTCGACGCGGGCACTCACCCGGTCAAGCTGTACGTGATGAAGTAACGACCCTCAGGTTTGCACAATTGCACAATAAGGGTACGACAAAATGAGCGTAAGGATCAAGATGGAGACGTCGCGGGTATCCGAAGGCGGTTCTTGTCTTCAGCAGGGCCGCGAATATGACGTTTCCGACGAACTGGCCACTGAACTAATCGGGAACAAGCAGGCCGTGGCGGCTGGACGGCCGCCACGATCCGCCACCCGTCTCAATCAACAGGCAAAGGCCGAGGCGGTCGCCTAACCGTCCGACCCGGAAAGGGGCAATGATATGAACCTACTCAAAGGCGCGGAATTTCAGTCGATCATGGACGATCAAGCGGCTGGACAGACCGAAGTATTTTCTGACATCGTGGACATGCAAGGTTACGAGAATGTGTGCTTCGTCACGAAGCTCGGCACGATCTCGACCGGTGCGGTTGTCGGTGTCAGCATCCAGCAAGGCGCGATAGCGGCCATGACCGACGCCGCCGCGCTGATTGGCACGAACGTGGCTCCGGCCGTTACGGATGACGACAAGCTCGTGATTCACGACATCCCGCGACCGCAAGAGCGTTATCTCCGTGTGCGGATCACGCGGGACACCGCCAACGCGGAGATCGACGGCGTTATCGCCATCCTGTATCCGGCACGCTCGCAACCGGTGACGCAAGACACCGACCATGTGGCGTCGAGCGAACTGCACTTGAGCCCGGCCGAAGGCACGATTTAGTAGGGGCGGGGCATGGCCGGTAGCGTTCCCAGCAACGCTGCCGGCGCCCCTTCCCTTTGTCGCGAGGATCATCCCCGATGGCCTGGAAGGTTACCACCGCCCCGCTTGCGGAGCCCGTCACGCTGACTGAAGCCAAGGAACACCTGAACTTCGACAGCGATGCGGCCAACTCCACAATCAGTGCCATGATCGTTGCTGCGCGGCAGAAGGTAGAAGAGCTGGAGTGGCGGTCGCACATTACGCAGACCATCACCCTAAAACTCGACGCCTTCCCATCGGCATCGGGGGCGATATACCTGCCGCGTCCGCCGTTACAGTCCATTACCTCGATCACCTACGTGGACGCGGACGGCGAGACCCAAACGCTGGCCGCTACGGACTACGATGTCGACACCACATCGGAGCCCGGCCGAGTCAAGCCGAGTTACGGGAACACCTGGCCAGTAACGCGGAGCCAGATGAATGCCGTGACGATTGTCTATCAGGCTGGCTATGGGGATGCCCGGTCTGACGTGCCGGGGGACACGCGAGCGGCCATCAAGTTACTGATGGCGCATTTGTGGACCAACCGCGAAGCTACCATCAGCGGGATCAGCATCAGTGACATCCCCATGGGCGTGTCATTCCTGCTGCGTCCCGTCTGTGCGGAACGGGTTTTAGCCTCGGTGTAATCCATGGCCAAGTATACGCGAGCCGGCCACCGAACCAAGCGAGTCCGCATTTATAAGCAGGCGGCCGGCACAACGCCTAACAACGATGGACAAATCGAGGAAGACGCGGAACTGTACGCCACGCGATGGGCCAAGGTGGAGGCCCTGCAAGGCAACGAACGAGTCGCGGCGAGTCAGGTGCAAGCCAACACAAATTATCGGGTACGCCTACCGTCAGACCCACTTACACGGGCCATCACGGCCGAAATGTGGTTACTGCTGGAAGATGATACGCGGTTGAACGTCACGGCAGCATACGATATCGAGGAGCGGCGCGTGGAGGTCGAACTACTTTGCTCCAGGTAAACGGATGATCGAAGAAACGCTGGTCGCATTCCTGAAGAGCCTAACGGCCGTGACGGCCATAATCGGCACGGGCAATGCCGCGCGAATCCGCCCCGATCGGTTGGACCAGGGCGAAACGCTTCCAGCCATCCTAATGCAGGTCGATGAGACCCCGCAAAACGACCTCGATGGCCTGGGTGGGCTGGTCTACGCGGACGTAACCTTAACCTGTCGGGCGAACACGAAGACGGCGGCCCGCGCTCTAGCCGAGGCGATACGGCTGAACGGAACAAATCCCGGAACGGGCCTGGCTGGGTACCACGGAACTGTCGCCAGCGTGACGTTTGACGCAACGCTTGAATCGACCATCACAGCGTTTACGTCGAAGGCCGACGGTAGCGAAGCCGGTTGGTACGATGCCATAGCCACCTACATCGTCTCCCACGCCGAGGTGACATGATGAAAGGGGGTTTGGGAAGGGCCGCCGAGTTGATTGGCGAGAAGATGCTTGATCGCAAGTTGAACTATCTTGCTACACACGGCGGGAAAAAGGCTGCTCGGGCCGGAATCAACGCAGGCATGGTGCCACTGGCGAAAGCATTGCGGGCGGCGATCAACACAACTGACGCAAGCTCGGACCTGAAACGGCAAGCACGCAAGACTATCGGAAAGCGGTTTGCAAAAGCGAAGTTCGGCGCGAAGCGCGGACAGTATGAAGCCAAGGCAGGTTTTGCCGTTGGCAAAAAGAAGGGGAAGCCCACCGGCGGCAAGAGCCGTGGAGTCGGGGTCGGCCCGGCTAATGTCCATTGGTTTGTGTTGGGGACCGAAGGCCGAAGGCACGACACGGGCCATCGTACCGGCCAGATAGCAAACGTATTTGATGGCGTGACCCGCATGGCTTATGCCGGCTCGGCTGCTGCCATGGTCCGTGCGGCAAGGGTAAAGATTGCTGAAGTGATTACGCGCGAAGCGCTCAAGGGACACTAACCACAAGGGGCAAGACGATGGCCAAAATCAAAACCAAGGGCACCGCCCTTAATCAAGAAATCGCAAGTGTACTGACCGCCGTTGCACAGTTAGTCAGTATCACGCTGCCCGAGTGCGAGTCGGAAACGACCGAATGCGACACGCTGGACAATACCGACGCGGGCATCCCCTACATGCCAACCGGCCGGAGTGAGGGCGGGTCTGCGAGCGCCGATCTATTTTACGACCCAGCCCTGGCTGGGCATCAGGCGCTCTTGTCGATCATCACCACCCCGGCAATAACCGGCTGGAGTATCACCTTCGCGGATACGGCCACCAGCACGTGGACGTTCGATGGGGCGGGCCTGTCCTTCGGCGGCACTGCCGCGCAGGGTGAAGGGCTCAAGGGCTCGGTGAGCATCAAGCTCGACGGCCTGCCCACATTCCCCTCGTAATCCCAGGCCCTTACTAATTGGAGTGCGTGACATGAAAGCGACGTTGCTCCGCGAAATGGATCAACTCGACCGCGAACACCCGGACGCCAATGGGCGCCCGACCATCAGGAAGGTTGCGGCTGGAACCGTCATTGACCACCCCGACGCTTTTCGCCTCGTGCGCCAAGGCGTTGCCATGCCAGCCGACGAGGAGTGCCAGCGCGCGGCGAACCGTACAGCGCAGCAGATGGCGGCTGCCCAACATGCTTACGAGCGGGTGAAGGCCGGGATTCACCCCGATGATTATGAATCCTACGACGCCGGCATAATGGCCGGCTACAACCCCGATGGATCGTGGAAGCTCGGTCCGGCTGCCGAGCAAGAAGACGACGAGCCCCTAACCGAAGAGGATGAACTGTGAGTAACGACAACACACTCGCAACCATGGCCCAGTTGTTTCCGGCCAAGGTGACGCGACGGTACAAGATCGTATCCCTGCCGGTGTCTGGCAACCGGGTGCGAATCCAATCGCTTACCGAGCGTGAACAGTCCGAGTATGAGATGGCCGTGATTGCGCAGGGTTCCGGTCGAAGTCGGTTCATTCGATCCCGGCTACTTGACGCCAACCGGCGGCTGATTGCCTTGTGCCTCGTCGATGCGGACGGCAACCGGCTTCTGTCCGATAACCAAGCCAACCAACTCGCCACGTGGGACTCGGCCGACTCCAACTTCCTGCACGATGAGGTCGCGGCCCATTGTGGGATCAACCGCGAGGCCATCGAGGAATTGGTAAAAAACTCCGAGGGAATCGTCGTCGACTTGCCGCCTACCGACTCGCCGCCCGAGTAGGCGAGCCCGACGTAGACGCGATGCTCGACCGGATGACACCGGGGGAATTTGACGGATGGCTGGCCTACTGGAAGATCGAGCCGGACCCGGCACGGGAGTTGTGGCGGATACGCGAGATTCTCAAGGAAGGCTTCGCGGCGTTGTGCACGGCGTGGGGAGCAAAGGTGGAACCGGCCGCTTTTGATCCGGTTCAGGAAGAGCAACAAGATGAGCAAGGGGCACCTGTTGCCCGCGAGGAGTACGTGAGCCCAGAACAGGGTGCGGCCTTGTTTTCTACTTTCGCTGGTTCGCCAGCCCAGAGGACATAGCGTGTCGGCAATCGCAAACCTCGTAGTTCGACTCGGAGCCCAAACCCAAGGGTTTGATCAGGCGATGGAGCGTTCGCGCGGTGGGCTGAGTCGGCTGGGTTCGGCACTTCGCGGGCTGCCGATGATCGGTGGAATGCTCGGGGCGGCGGGAATCGTGGGCGCTCTGACCGCTGCTACCCGGGCGGCGAAGGTACAAGAGGATGCGGAGCGAAAACTTGGGGCCGTAATTCGAGCAACTGGCGGGGCAGCCGGCTTCAGCAGCGCAGAGCTAATAAGCTTCGCGGGTGACTTGCAGAAGGTGACGAACTTCGGAGACGAGGCCACTATCAACATGATGGCCGTGCTGGCGACGTTTCGGGAGATCAAGGGCGATACCTTCAAGGACGCCACTCGTTCGATTCAAGATATGTCCACCGTACTTGGGACGGACCTACAGGCTGCGGCCATTCAGGTCGGCAAGGCGCTGAACGATCCGATTAAGGGGATCACGGCTCTAGGTCGAGCAGGCGTGTCATTCACGCAGCAGCAGAAGGATCAAATCAAATCACTGCAAGACGCTGGTGACATGATGGGCGCCCAGCAGATCATTCTGGCGGAGTTGAAATCCGAGTTCGGTGGAGCATCTGAGGCAATGGCTGACCCGATGGTTCAGTTGAAGAACGCATTAGGCGATGTCGCCGAGAAGATCGGGGCGGCAGTTCTGCCTTATGTACGACTCCTGTCTACCGACTTACTCGCCACGGACAGCATAGCTTCCGGTATGCCGGATCAGATATCCGGCTGGGCCAGCGCGCTCGGAACCGCCGCCGATGTATTGGAGGTGGTGTACCTCCTCTGGCTCTGGACCAAGGCCGGAATATACGGCGCTGCCGCCGGGGTGAACGTGCTGGCGGCGAACGTTGCGGAGTTAGCGGCGAAAATGCCATTTGCAACCGATGGAGTGAAAGCCTGGGCAGTTGCCATACGCAAGACAGCGGAGGAGTATCGAAGCGTGGCAATAGCGGCCGAAAAGGCGGCGGAAAAGGCGTCACTGGCCTTGCCGCCGTCGGAGCGTGCATTGGCCCTGGCCCAGAAGACGGCAGCGGAGAGGGTTGCGGCCGAGGCGAAGATGGCCGCAGCAAAGGAGGCGGCGAGTGACGCCGCTTACGACGCGGCATACAAGAAGGGCGGCGAGGGAGTTAGCGCACCTGTTGAGCGACTGATAGACGACCCGATGGAGAAGCTACTCGAATCAGGCAAGCGGTTTGCCGAGACGCTCGCGACGCCGCT